AGGGCACGCTTAACGGCGTGCCTTTCTGAAAGGGGTAAAAATGTTTTTCAATGGTTTCACTTTACTAATGATGATTATTGGTGGCGGTATCGGTTTTGGTATCTCACGCTGGACAATCACTACTGAATACCTTGTGGATAACCTAGCCAAAAGGGTTGGACACGAATACGACAATGAGGGACAGGTAGTTATTTACACAGGGCTTTATGACGAGGAACAAGAGCTTTACGCCGAAGGTTATTAGATTTTTACCCCTAGACACGCTGAACCTAATACGATTTGGGAAAGTCAGGGAAGTTTGGTATTATTCTCTCACTAGGCAATAACGCCTAGTAAATGACGAAACGAAAGGTAGGAAGTAGCCAATGGCTAGCACTATCAAAACAAGCAACACAAGCACCACTAAAAAGGTCGCTGGTAAGACAATCAAAACAGTTGTTGATGAAACAACAGTTATCTCATCAAGCGAGGTTATCTCTCTTGATAAGAACAAGAAAAAAGCAGAAGTAGCGATTGCTGAATTGGTTAGATTGCGTGAGGCAATTACCGATTTAGAAAAGGAAAAGACATTAGCAACAGAAGCGATTTATGCGCTTATGGGCTGGGAAAAAGTCTTGATTGGCGATACCGAAAAATGGGTCGGTGTTGCTACTAAGGGAACAATCAACGGCGGAACAAGAATTACAATCTCTAACCGCTCACGCACAGATGTAAATAAGAAATTACTAGAAGCAGATTTCCCTGAAGTCTTTGCTAAGACTAAGGTGGAAAGCACTTACACAGTAGTTTCTACTAAATAGACAATCCCTAGTCGGCAGAAGCCCCTTGCGAAAGCAGGGGGTTTTTGCTTTCTACGGCAGGGGTAAAAACGGCGCGGATAGATCGGCTATTGAAAAAGACAGAAAGGTTCTCTATAATTAGATTGTTAGCAAGGGGCTAACGGCTAGGGAAGGAAATGAAATGAAAATTAGCACTAAGGCAAGATGCGTTGAGTGCAAGCGTGTGTTTGATTTATTAGATGAAATAGAAGCAAGCGAGTGGGCATACGGACACGATTGCGAGGTGGCGTGATGAGCGCAGAAAAGTATTATTCAACGGGGAGAGATTTGACTATCTCAATGGTAGAAATCAAGGCGAGCAGTATGGAAGAAGCCGAAGCGGTTATGCAGAGGTTCATAGATGAAATCGGCAAGGTTATGACGGACGAAGTTCGCTGGGACGAAGCGGATTGGACTATTGAGGAAAATACTCTGAACGCAGATGGAACAGGTTATTGGGTAACGGACGAAGGTATTCCACAGATGAGTGATGTAGAAGCGGACGCAGATACTCTTGCAAGCGCAGGGTATGGAACAGATGAGGACTACGGGGGGTAAAAATGATCATAGATAAGCCGTATAAAGCGATAGCAATACTTAGAAATGAAGATGATGATGTAGAAATTGTTTGGGCTCATATCTCTTTCGATACTCTTGCCGAGGGTAAAAACTGGATAGATAGCGAAGAGGGAGACTTGTTTGCCGAAAGTTTCAATGATGAGATGAGAGACGGAGAAAAGTATGCGGGCTATTGGCTAGATGATGTAATTGTTTCTTAGCTGGACGCCGGGAAAAAAGAATACAGAGTTAAAGAGCCCTATTTGCATAAAGGTATGATAAAATTATCTTGTTCATAAAAACTAGGGAAAGGTAAAACTATGAGCATAAGCACCGAAGAAAAAATTACGCTAGAGATGACTAGCGATTGCACTTGCACTAATGAAGACGATACGCCTAGCGATTCTTGTTTCGATTGCTGGGAAGATTCTAAGTGGCTATTTAAAGAGATGATGCACGATTGGCGCAAGGCGGTTGGCGTTAATTGGAATACCGTAAGAATTACTGGCAGAAATATGGGCTGGCAATACAGAAGTGGAGAAGCGATAGTTTCTTTCGATAAAGTATTAGACACGCTAACTATAAATGGCGACTTTAATTTACGGTTCAAGCACGAAGGCACAGTCCTTACTGCAACACGGTCAAGCCACGACGAGCCTACTGGCGCAGGTTTCTCATTCACCCTTATTAAAGATGAAGAAGAGGAGGGGTAAAAATGGATCAAGATTCGATAAGCTGGGGAGAGTTAGCGGAATTAACCCACGCCACGCAGGTGGAAAGATTTAATTGGTGTTCGTGTGAGGATAATGAGGGGAACGAAAACCCTTATACCGATTGTCCAAAGGGGTAAGATAGAAGAGTGGACAACCTAGTAACGCCTAAAAATGTAATCTTTATAGGAGATTATTTTTCTATGATCGTAAGTGTTGCCGTGCCTTATGACAGTGTAAAAGAAGGCGAAGTCTATGAAGACGCTTGTCTAAGAGCAGCTAAGGCGTTAATGAAGCACCACTATGGCTGGGATGTTGAGTCAGTTTGTAATCACATAGGAGTCTTAGATGAAGGTGACCCTAACTGCGAGACTTGCTACGGAGAAGGTAAGGTTCGTAGTGAAGTGAGCGGAGAAGTAAGAGAGTTAGAGTGCCCCGATTGTTTTAATGATCGAACAATTTAGGGGTAAAAGTTTAAGGCGTAAAAGTTAAGTGTTAAACTATTACTCCGGGTTGTAGCGAGGATTCCCTTCCTATCGCTCCCCGTTGAGGTGGGATTCCCTTCCCACCGCACTTTACCCACGCATCCCTAGCGTGGGTGAAGTGTCTCTATGCAAAAGTCAGGTAAGTAGTGTAGAATTAAGACACTTGCTCAGAAGGGAGAAAGAAAATGAGCGAAGGAAGTATGAAAGGTTCGGGTATCTACTCGGAAGATGTAACTCTAGAAGTAGAGTGTTATGAGTGCGGTAAGGCTTGGGAAGAAGATTTTATGACAGACGACTGGGGAAATGTATCCTCAGAAGTAAAGTGCGAGTGCGGACACGCTTGGACTTTTGAGAAAGAGCAAGAGGAAATGGGCGACCCTAATGAGCCCGATACCTTAGAAGAGTTATACGGAGACTAACCTCTCTAGCCCCTCACCGAAAGGTGGGGGGTTTCTTTTTGGGGGTAAAAAATCAGGAAAGCTAAGTGCGGTTATTCTTTAATGTATGGAAATCGTGCAGAAGTTTTATCATCCTAATGGTTCTAATGCCCCTTTCGTTGTGGCTATCGTTGATGATCCTCTAGAAGGAGATACGAAGTTAGTCATAATGTTTGAGGACGAGGAATACACCGCCGTTCTTTCTTTAGACAGACTTATAGAAAACGAAGACATAGGAAATAAAAACTCTTATGTTGCGGATAAGTATGAGTATGCGTTGCGTAATGAGTTATGGGATGATTTTACCTACTAAGTAAGGAAAAGATAGTGACAACAATAGCTGCGGTTCAGGGTGAAGGCTGGTCAGTTATTGGCTATGACTCTAGAGTTTCAGAGGAAGACGGGCGTAGTTACATTCTGCCGAAAGATAATGGGAAAGTTTTTAAGAATGGAAATTACATAATTGGAGTAGCTGGTGATGTGCGGGCTATTAACTTGTTGGCTCATGTCTTTAAGCCACCTGTCTGCACTGTTTCGACTCTAGGGGTAAAACTAGATAAGTTTATTACTGCCGTCTTTATCCCTGAACTTAAGAAGTGTTTTGAGGAATCCTCATACTCAAAGGACGGGGAACACGAAAGCCAAATAATTGTTTTAGTTAATGGAACTGTTTATGAGATAGGCGAAGACTTCTCTTGGTGTCACGATACTGTCGGGGCTTATGCGGTAGGTTCAGGTTCAGCTTATGCTTTAGGTGTTCTTAATGCTTTATCAGAAGGAAAGAAAAGAACTTTAACTAATGCAAGATCAGGAATTAAAACTGCGCTCGCCGTATCTTCAAAGTTTGATAATAAAACTGCCGAGCCTTTTTACCTCTTAACTCAATACCGAGAATAAAAAATAACCCCCCAATTTCTTGGGGGGCTACTCTCACTTCTTAAAGAGCTTGGAAGTAATAACCTTCGTGTTCCCAAACTGTTCCGTCTTGGAAAAGGTCATGCACCCAAAGGTCATAGTTAAAATAACGAGCAAGGGTTTCTATTTGTCCGTTGCCCCCTGAGTTTAGTATCCCAATGCGGTCTGCATAGTTTTCTGCAAAGGTTCTACGACTTCCATAGTTACCGAGATAATTATTTTCTGCGTCATCTGCAAAGCTTTCCCATTTGGAAAGGTCTAGGTGGTAGTTCATAGCAAAGATAGAAAGAACTGCAAGACTTCTATCTGCGTTTTCTATTTGTTCCTCAATTACTTCACGACTTGCAACTGGCATTTGTTTCCCTTTGTTAGTGTGGTTATTCCCTATGATTAACCAACTGGATTAAGAATACACTACTTTCCTGCACTTCTCAATTTGGACACTTATCGCAGACTAGGTTGCGGTAGTAATCTCTTTGCTTAATCTCAAAGCTCTCGCCACAGAGATAGCAATTTATCCAAATCATTACTTCTTTTACTCTAGCCATTTTCTTTCTCCCTTGTTTGGCTTGTGTCTTAATTTTATTCTATCTGCCGTTAAAAGTGTGGGAACTTGTTTTGGCGTGTCGCCGTGTTTAATAATCCTCAGCGCAGGTTTCGCATAGTGAAGTTCCTAAAGTTATACCTTCACAGACATAACAATTTGCCGAAGCTCTTTTGATTTTTCCTGGATCTTGATAAACAATAATGCTGTCTAAGTAGGACATTTTTACCTCCTTTCTTTTTGCGGTCTAGTAGTTAGACGCTAGACACGCCTAAATAGTTCCAATTTGAAAAAGTCAGGGAAGTCGTGTATCGTATCTCTTAACTTAGTAGGGGCTAGTCGCTGGTCACCTGAACGCCTAGAACTTGCAAGGGGCGGAAACAATACGACACCCTACTAAGTCTTAACTAAGGGAAGGGGTAAAAATGTGGGGTTTGCCTGATAGTGCGGTTCTTGGAACTGCCAAGCGTCTATTAAAGAAGTCTGGAAAAAATAATCGCCGTGTTTCTCCTACTAAAACTAAGGAGAGAGTATTGGCACAGAGTTGGGAGTGTTTTGACCAAGACACAAGAAGTTTTGCGGAGTTATTAGAGGAAGCCAAGCGACACGCCAAAGAAAAGGAAAAAGCAGGAAAGTAGAAAAAAGCAGGAAAGTAGTGTAAAGTTCTACTAGTGGCTAAGGGAGTCACAGAAAGCAGGGACAAAGTGAAAACAGAAGCAAAGTTTATTCGTCGCAGAATTGCCGTTGGTGTTGTTGCGCTCGCCCTTATCGCTTGGGCGTTTGACGCTACAACCCCTGAGATGTGCAAAGTTCCAACAGAGCAGATGAACCAATTCTGCCTAGATTTGTTATACCCATGAGCGACGGGATTTTGGTATGAGTAAAAAAGTTAAACACCCAAGTCCATACACGGGGTTGGAGTCTTGCGAAGTTTGCTGGGCAGATACAAGTGAGATACCTATAACAATTTACAAGGGTATCCCTTATTGCGACATAGATTTAGATAAAGCAATTCAATTTGAAAAAGAAGAGGCTAAAAATGGCTGATGATTTACAAGCAGGACTTACCGACCAAGAGTTCGCCTGTCTGTTGATGAGGTCTTGCGGAGTTGCTAATTTGGTTGGGGCTTTAGGTTATGCCCATGCTAACGAGTGTGGGTTTTGTCAGGGGACAAAACAGGTAGACCCTAGAAGCGTAAGGAGGTAGAAAATGGTTTTAGATACAGGAACAATGCTCGCAATAATTATTGCGCTCGCTGGCTCATGCTTTGTTATGGTTGTTGGTATCAGAGCGCAAGGTCAGTTGCACCGAGTAATAAATCTAAAAAATGAAAAGATAAGATTTCTTGAAGGAGAAGTCTCTAAACTAAGGAGAGAAAAAGTTGAAAGTCGCTAGTATCCAAGCAGAAGCAGTAAAGCTTTATGAAGGTGGACTGGCTATAGAAGCAGTCGCCAAAGAGTTAGGCGTTGCCTATAGAACTGCAAGAAAGGCTATCTACTCAAATGGGGTAGTAGTCAGAGACCCTTCTTCAAGATTAAAGGGAAGAACAAGTCCTACTAGAAAGAAAGCACAGGGGTAAAAATGGATCTAAGTAAAGTAGTTTGGACTGCGGTTATTGCTATGGGTTTAGGAATTGCAAGCTTAGCCTCTGCGGTTCTTGATAACTCTGCGCTCGCTTTGGCTTTTGGTTTAACCTCTATAGCCTCTGCAACCCTTTCAGCAAGGGACAAGCGGTAATCTTTTAAAAGTGGTGGGAAGGGCTAAAAACAGTCCTTCCTGCACTTTTTTTGGGGCATTTTAGGTATTTATTATCTAAAGGGGGCTTATGCGGTAGAAAAAGAACTTTTAGACACGCCTAGGCTCAATTTGACACCTGAACCTTCCTGCACTTATGCTAAGGTTTATACAAGTAAGAACTAACGACACAGGAGATCTACGAATTAGACACTTGAAGTAAGGCTATCCCCTAAGAGGCGATGGTCGGGTTAGTGAAGTCTCTAACCCTGTCCCCGTAACCTAACAAAGGAAAAACCAAATGAACCCATCTCTAAAAGCACCCGAAAAGGTGTTGGCATTACTCTCGCTCTTCATAGTTCTATCATCAGGAGCAGTAGCAGTAGCAGTAGAGAGCAAAGTCCAAGAGGTTGTCGCAACAGAGCAAGTGGCAACAAGACTAGAAGTAAGACCCGCAGTTGAGACAGAGCCAGTCAAAAAGACTAAGCCTTTCTCTTACTTTGAAAACAAAACCAACCTTACCGACATCGAGTTGGTGTGGCTTTTAGAAGCAGTTGGCTTTGAAGGTCAAGAACTAAAAGAAGCTTGGGCAATAGCCAAGAAGGAAAGTAATGGTCGCCCCCTAGCCTTCAATGGAAACACTCTCACAGGAGATAACTCCTACGGTATCTTCCAAATCAACATGATTAACACGCTTGGTGATGATCGTCGAGAGAAGTTTGATCTCGCTCATAATGCAGATTTATTTAACCCTGTAGTAAATGCTCAAATTGCTTTTCACATGAGCCAAGGTGGAGATGTTTGGAGAGCATGGCACATAGGCAAAGACGCTTATACTAGCACTAGTGGAAGTCACTACGCTAAGTTCAAACAATGGCTTAGCAAGTTCCCCACAGAAAAGAAGTTGGAGCAAATCAGATGAGCGAGCAAGAAAACCTAATGCCGTTAGTTGGTTCTGTAATGCCTTCTCAACCTGAGCGAGTTCTCGCAGTTGAGCCAGAGCCAGTAAAAGCAGAACAAAGAAAAGAAAAGAGAGAGCCAGTCTTGAAGTCAGAAGGCGACAAGATCATTTATCTCTCAGCATTAAAAGTTAATGCCTATGAAGGAAACTCAGAGTCAGTTAAGGTAGTTCAACTACGACTTAACGACTTAGGTTTTTCATCAGTAATAAACGACAAGTTTGGTCGTCTTGGAGAAGGAGCAGTCGAAGCGATTAACGCTTTCAGAAAGTCCAAGGGACTTGATGAGTGCGGTTGCTTTGATGAAGAAGTTTTGGCTTATCTCTTTGATGGTCAAAGCGTTGGAGTCCGTCCCTAAATAAGTTCAACAAAAAACCCCCTGCCTTTTGGTAGGGGGTTCTTTGCTTTAACTTCTAAGCTTGTGCAAAGATTTCTAACAAGCGGTTAGCATAATCAGAATCTAAACCTAGTTGCTCACCTTCTTCATCTGTTGCACCTGCAATAACTACATCTCCCACAATTACATCAGGGAAGTTAGGAAAGTTTGCTAACCAAATTTCGGTTGCTCTTTCGTTAATTGGAAGTTGCATTAACTTTCCTTCTTCGTTCATGAAAAGCGTGTAACCACCTTCAAGAGTCTTTGCTTCAATGTATCCACCTACCGCCATTTGAAGTGTTACAAGTTCGTTGCTATCTGCGGTTAAATCGATCAAAGAAGCCTTGCCTTCTGTTGTTAGTTTAATTGCTTTTTTCATTTTGTCTTTCTCCTTTTGTGAAGTTCCCTTGACCCCACTAAGAAAATAATAACCTACCTTCCTGCATTTTGCAAGGACACGCCAAAAGAAAAACCCCCCTATTTCTAGGGGGGTTCTCTAGGGAGTTGGCTACTTCACTACGGTAGCCCTGCCGTCCTCAAGTTGCATGAGGAAGTCTTTAACTATTGCAAGAGCGTCCTTGCGTCCCTGTAGTCCTCTAAACTTTGGAAGATGTAGAGGGTCACCAATAAGACGAGAGAAGATACGGAGAGCAGGTTCTCTAGTCATTTGCATTTTAGTTTTGTTGCCGTAAGTATCGATTTCAATTTGTAGCGCCATTTCAATTAAAGATAATTGAACTGGAGTGATTTCTAGTGTTGCGGTCATTGCTAGTGTTGCCATTTGTTTTCTCCCTTGTTCGGTGAAGTTCCCTTAACTTCACTAAGAAAATAATAACTTACCTTCCTGCACTTTGTCAAGATCAAAAGTAAAAAGCTTTTGCGGTGTGTCTTGGGAAAGAAAAAGCCCCCCTTGGATAGGGGGGCTAATTCTTTGCGGTTACTTGGTTAGGAGTAAGTCCAAGATTTCGCTGTCTGTAAGTTCTTTGTAACTGCCGTTAAAAGGACTTGTATAAGAACCTTTTCTTTCATCTGTTACGGCAACCTTTACAACTTCTGCATTCATTCCCTTTGCATTCTTTGCGGTGTCAGTAATTAGGCTACTTGCACTTGATGCGGTATCAACATGGAAGTTGTAATTTGTTTCTTTAGTGATAGTTCCTGTTGAAGTTGTTTCTGTGTATTTAACTGTTATTGAAACTCCGTATGACATTTGTTTCTCCCTTTGTTTTTATTGAAGCCCCTTGCTTCAATAAGTAAAAGATACCCTACCTTCCTGCACTTTTGCAAGTCTAAATAAGATCTTTTTTATAAATGACTAGTCATAGTTTTTAGAGAGTTACTAGTCAGTAACTTCTCTCTATAAGACTTCAACATGTTACTAGTTAGTAACAAGTAAAGCCTAGTAAGTTACTAGCCAGTAAGTTACTAGTCAGTAAGTTATTAGTTATTAGATGTTAGAGGTTTTTAGAAGAATAAAAAGCTTTTAAAAGATTAGAAATAAAAAGATCTAAAGAGGGTAGGAATTAAAAATTTCTAGAAGAACAATAAAAAAAAATAAAAAAAGTTAATGCCTCCCTCAGTTTCTAGGATTTTTTAAGCAAAAAAGTTTATTTTTAGGGGTAAAAAATAAAGAGATTTTTTGTAGAAAAAAGCCCGGAACGATTTGCAGAATTGCCGAAAACATACAGAGCCTTCTCCGGGGCCAAAAGCAAATAATGAAAAGGTTCATATATTTGAAGCTGCCGTACAAGATTGGATCCCCTTCCTTCTCGTACACCCCTTTTAAAACTCGGTACAATAGGATCATGCTGAATCCACCAAAATTGCCTATAGATGAAGTTATCTACATCTCTACGCTCACACGCTCAGAGATGGAGTCGCGTCTGCGTGCATTGTGGAAGTCAGGCTGGTCTTTAAATGTAATAGGTAGCTCTCTTAGTCCTGCAGTTCCTAAAACCACTATCCACTTCTGGGTTCGTAGATCCGAAGATGTAAAGCAGTTGCGAGCAGTCCCTTTGCCCCCTCCAAAGTCTCTTACCACCTCTGTGCCTACCAAACACGCCCCACGCCTCCGCTCCGTCTCTCCAGGTGTCCCTCCAGAGCTCAGGATACGTCTTAAAGAGCTTTCTGCTCTATCAAAGCGCTACAGGGCTAAAACGTCCCCAACTAGCCCCCTTGCTCAAGCCAATAACGAGTTAACTCAAATTGCAAGACAGCTTAGGAATCGTGGAGTACCTACAGCAACCATCGCAGAGGCAGCTGGAGTTACTTACAGGGCTATGGCTAGGCGGCTAAGCCAATGAGCCGTCTCTATAAAACAAAAACTCATACATATAAAGAGACAGAGTTAGTAGTGGTTGTTTGGAAGAACCCTAAGAAGTCTAAAAGACCTCAATCACGATCTCTTGAGACTATGTCTGCCCCTAACTCTACATACCCAATGGCATTTCCATTACTGGCACTAAAAAGTCACTATGCTTGGAAAGAAGCTACATATGTTAAAAACTCTGATGATCTAGATACAAGTATTGAAACCAGTTCTAGAGAAGCCCCTGTTATAGTTGATCTACAACTAGCAACCTATGCTTTAGGGTGGAATGATTTCTATATCCCCGATGAATACACGGAGTTTGGATAAATACTTGAGAGCACTTGCAGATGTCTTTCCAGCTTTAGTTTGGATAGCTCCTTCTAACTCGGTTGGCTTAGATGAGTTATCTATCCCAGGGCCATCCCCTGAGGGAACACGCAAAGTTGACAGAGTACGAGTAGTTCTTCTAGGAGACACTATTTTGATAGCGCAGGACTCCCCGCAAGGACCTACACTAGTTTTCAGGGAAAAGTTCACCCATAGGCATGTTGAAGGGAAGCTTCAGACAGTTCTGACTGAATCTGAAAAGATAGTTTCTTTTATAAAAGATGCCAGCTGCGGTTGTGGATCTCGTTTAAGAGGGTGGAACCCATATGGTCAAAATAACTCGGTATATTCAAGTAAGGATCCTATAGAGTGAAAGATATGACTGTTCTGCAATTTGTTCTTTTAGGTCTAGCTACTTATCGTATAACTAGACTAATTACTCGTGACACTATTACAGCCCCCTTACGAAATGCTTTTTGGAAGAAGTTCCCTCCAGAGTCCTCCCGCTTAGGGTATTTATCCACCTGTGAGTGGTGTTTTAGTGTTTGGGTAGGATCAGGGTTAGTAATTTCGGCTATCATTATTCCAACAGTAACCTACATAATCGCTACAATATGTTCTGTATCGGCTATCGCTGGTTTGTTGACTGCATATGAAGATAAGTAAGCCTTCATATTCCGCAACTAAGATGACAAGGAGTTCCCGTGGGTATCTTTACTAATAACGATGCAGTTCCTTCGTCTCCAGAACCGCAGCAACCAAAACGTAAAAAAACTCGTTCAACATTTTCTCGTTCTACTCAAATATTACAACCGCCAAAGACAACAACAACAATTTCATCTGTATTTACAAATACAGCACAGTCTCCTAACTACTCGACTCCTAGAACTCTTACAGCTGCCGCAGCTCAAATAAAAATTAATGACAAGGGTGAATTTGAGCAATTTAGAATTCGTCGCTCAGCTGGGTCTAGCGCATGGCAAGGGGAAGCTTGGGAGTATTACGATGCAATTGGGGAAATCAAATACGCTTTTAATTTAGTTGCTTCTGTTGTATCTCGTATTCGCATTTATGCTGCAGTCGTAGATGATCCGTCAGAAACCCCTATCTCTGTTCGTCAATCAGAGTTAATCGATGAGCGTCTTGCATCAGCAGCAGAACGTGCTCTTGGAAGATTAAATTCTGCATACGGTGGACAAGCTGGATTACTTAGAGATGCTGCATTAAATCTTTCAGTTGCTGGAGAATGTTATCTAGTTCAGATGCCAGCACGACCAGCATATAATTTGCCAGAGTCATGGGACATCCGTTCTGTTGATGAAGTAACAACTGATCCTCGTGGAGGATTTAATGTTATTGGCCGTCGTGAACAATCCACAACTACACAAGGTGGAATTGATAAAAATTCAAAATTAGGTAAGAACGCATTTGTTGGACGTATGTGGCGATCACATCCACGTTACTCAGATGAAGCAGATTCATCTCTGCGTGGTCTCCTTGATCTTTGTGCCGAACTTCTTCTCCTCAACAGAACATTCCGTGCAACTGCACGTTCTCGTCTAAATGCAGGTGCTCTTTATTTGCCAGACGGACTTTCTGTTGCTGCACAAGGTGATGGTGATTTCCCCTACGATTCCGAAGATGGAATTGGTCCAAACTTTACTGCTGAAGAGGCAGAGGATGAGTTTGAAGAGCAGTTAATGGATGCGATGACAACTCCGATTCGTGACGAAGAGTCCGCATCAGCAGTTGTTCCTCTTATCATCCGTGGTCCTGCAGAACTTGGCGACAAGATTAAGCAATTTAAGTTTGAGCGTTCATTCGACCCAGCACTAGCTGAGCGTTCTGACCGCGTACTAGAGCGCATCCTTCAAGGACTAGATGTTCCAAAGGATGTTGTTACAGGTTTAGCAAACGTTAAGTACTCAAATGCAATGCAAATTGATGAGTCACTATACAAGGCCCACATTGAGCCACTTATGTTGCTTATTGCAGATGCCTTAACAGTTGTTTATCTGCGCCCATATCTAATTGCAAACGGTTTTGAAGAAACACAAGTAAACCGAATCGTTGTTTGGTATGACCCATCAGCAATTGCAACTCGCAATGACCGTGCAACAGATGCAGACTCGGGTTTTGATCGTATGGCTGTTTCTAGCAATACATGGCGTCGTGCTCATGGCTTCTCAGATGCAGATGCACCTACTCCAAAAGAAATCGCACTAAGACTTCTGCAAGAGCGTGGCGTACTTACCCCAGAATTTACAGAAGCAATGCTTTCAGCAGTTGCTCCAGAAGTAATTAACACGGTTAGATCACAGCAACAGCAAGCATCCGTTGCACCAATTCCACCCGAGCTTCAGTCAGCTCTTGATGCTGCAAGTCAAGGTGCAGAAGCAGCAGGAATTGAAGAAGAGGCTCCTGAAGAAGGTCAGCAACAGTAATGGCACGCACTATCTCACAAACGCCAGCTCCAAAAAAAGATCAAATAAAAGGTTCTAGCAAAAATTCTAAAGGATCTGCATCTGGAAGTCGTAAAGTTAAATTTTCTGCTGCCGTAGAAAAATCTTTGAAGAGTAAAGTTGAAGATCATAACGAAAAAGCTAAAAAGGGACGTCGTGCAACTTTAGGAATGCTAAAAGCTGTTTATCGACGTGGTGCAGGTGCATACTCTGTTTCTCATCGTCCAGGAATGACTCGTAACCAATGGGCTATGGCTCGTGTTAACGCATTTCTTAAACTGTTGAAGTCTGGAAAGCCAACAAACTCTGCATACAAAACAGATAATGATTTGCTTCCATCTGGACACCCACGTTCAACTAAGAAATCAAACTCCATTGCAGCTTCAGCAGGTTTGGTTCCTGAAGAAAGCGATTTAGCAGAAGCGCTAGTCGAGATTGCAGACAAATATGGAAAGTTCAATGAAGATGCCACAGGAATCTGGGCAGGATACACACCACCAGCAGAAAATGATGTCAGAGGTATCGGAGTCAAATGCTCTAACTGTGTTTTATACATGGGTAATC